CAGTCGGTCGATGATAATGCCCGTCAAAGTGCTGAAAGAATAATGGGCAATGTGGTATCTGAAATGTTAGATGCCTTTGATTCCTTTGTGGCTTTCGGCGGTGTGGCTGATTTTTTAAGAGCCGCGCCTTCCACTTGGGATTTTATGGAATCCAGCGAGGGTTTCATGAGGCATGCAAGAATAATTTTACAAGTAGTTAAATTACATACAATTTAGAAAGGAGTTAAAATGGCATATTATGTAGGCAGAAGAGGCTCATTAGGAGCCGCAAAAGAAGGCACAAGGGGAGCCGCAACTACGCCTGCTTTATGGGTTACTTACAATTCAGTTTCGTTTGATGATAAAGCGGTTGTGGTGGATTCAGAGGGAGCTTTCGGACAGATTGCCGATACTTTTGAATCTTATATTACTAAAAAATACGGGGAAGGCGAGTTTGAGTTTGATCTGGATGATAAGTTTATCGGATTGATTTTGACAGGAATCGCAGGTGCGGCGCCGTCAAGTTCAGCTGGCCCAACCAACTATATTCACACTTACACTTTAGCTAACACAAATCAGCATCAATCGCTTTCGCTTTTAGTCCAAGATCCAAACACAGCTAAGATGTTCAGATTAGCGATGATTGATAAAATGACAATTACGATTGAGCCAGAAGGACTGGCTAAATGTAGCGTTGGATTTAAGAGTGCGGCTGGTCAAGACTGGACATTAGTTTCACCAGTTTATACCGCTTTAGGCAATAAGTTCATTCACTCGATGTTGGCGTTTAAAATTGCGGCGGCTACGGGTGATTTAGCGGCGGCTTCAGCTTTAAATCTTAATCGGTTAGAGTTCACAGTTACTAAAAATGTTGAGGACTTTCAGGATTTAGGCACGGCTACGCCTTCGGATATTCTCAACAAACAACTACAAGTGGAAGGCAGTTTTGAGATCGGGTTCAATGATAATACCTACCGAAACTATATGTTGGACGGTTCTACAAAAGCGGTTGAAATCCTATTGACTTACGGTACAAACAACTCGTTACAGATTCAACTACCAAAAGTTAGGTTCGCTAATTGGGAACCGAACAAAGGCTTAAATGATATTGTTTCGGAAAAAATTGAGTTTAAAGGTCAATATGATGTAGTAAATACTGCTAATGTTATTTCGACATTAGTCTTAGCAAATCAATTAGGTAGTGGGACTTACTAAAGATTTATAAATTTAATGAGGAGTCAAGTGGAAACCGAAGTCATCGAAACCCCAGTTGGAAAGCAAAAAATAACTTTAAAGAAATGGTTGACAGGAAAAGATAGAAGGGATTTAAATCTCATTCTTTTGGGTGATATTGAGTTTTCTATAAATCCTACAAATCCTGATAATCCGACTCAAAATCAAAAGATCAAAGGATCGAAAATAGTAGAAATGACCGACAAGACAATGGAACTTGTTATTGCTGAAATTGAAGGCAAGCCCGAAGATATTTTAAAGAAATTGGGCGAGATGGATATTAGGGATTATGATTTTGTATCTGACAAAGTAAATCAAATTTCCAATCAACAGACTCAAAAAAAAACTTAATTGAAGAGCAATACTGGAAAGCCATAAACTATGGCAAAGGCAAGATACACCATGATATGCAGTTGGTTATTTTGTGCGAGAAGATGAAATGGACATACGAGGAATATTTAAAACAACCAGATTGGTTTTTAGATTTGCTAACCCTAAAAATGAATTTAGACAGCGAATACGAGTCAAAGGAAATAGAAAAAGCAAAAAAGGAAAAATAAATGCCTGATATAAATTTAAAAGCAGTAATTTCAGCCGAAGATAGAGCCTCCGCAACTATCAAGGGTTTTGGCAATTCACTAAAACAAGCCGAGCAGGGTTCGAAAATGTTTGCAGGAGCCCTAATTGGAGTTGGTGCTGTTTTAGGCGGTGTTATCGCAAAATCTACTTTGACTGCTGCAAGGACAGAAACTCTTGGTATAGCGATGAATTCTGTTGCAAAGGCAACTGGAACTTCAACCGCTGTTTTGGAAGAACAAGAAAAAATTCTCAAACAACAAGGTATTACTACTCAAGAAGCAAGAGGCACTCTTACAATGTTTATGCAATCACAGTTAGATGTGGCTCAAGCATCAAAGGTTGCACGGGTAGCTCAAGATTTGGCTGTAATTGCTAATGTAAATTCATCAGAAGCTACCAAAACTTTAACCAATGCGATTGTTTCGCAAGAACCAATGCTTTTAAGACAATTTGGGATTGTTAAAAACTTACCTGAAATTTATGAAAAATATGCTCAAAGTGTTGGAAAAACTGCTGCACAATTAACTGAAGGTGAAAAGAAACAGGCTTTTTTGAATATAATTTTAGAAGAAGGAACTAAAGTTGCAGGAACTTATGAAGCGGCAATGGGAACGGCTGGCAAGCAATTGACCAGTTTGCCGAGATACTTTGAGGAAGCGGCCAATTCTATTGGTGTTGTGTTTTTGCCTGCATTTGGTAAAGCTATCGAATTATTAACTGAAGGATTAAAAAAAATTACCCCAGAAAGTATGCAGAAACTTTTTGATTATATTAGAGACAACTCACCTATAATTATTGGAATTATTGTCGGAGGATTGACACCAGCATTTTATGGTTTAGCTACTTCTATTTGGGCGGCAATGGTACCATTATTGCCATTTATTGCTATTGGAGCAGCTATTGGTTTTGTGGTTAAACTACTTATAAGTCATTTTGGGGGATGGAGTGCGGTTGTAGATAAGCTAAGAGTAGTCTGGGAAACTATACAGCCAGTTTTTCAGGTTATATGGGAGCAACTCCAGGCATTATGGAATCAAGTAAAAACTCAATTAATACCAGCCTTACAGGAATTATGGACACAAATTGGCCCAATTCTTCTTCCGGTCTTAAAATGGCTTGGCATTATTATTGGTGGAATAATTTTGGCTGTAATAATGGCTTTTGTTCTTGCTTTGAGAGTTCTAGTAGCAGTAATTTCAACTGTGGTTGATTGGATTGGAAGGTCAATCCAGAAGTTCAAAGATTTTTGGAAGACTCTAAGAGAATCAGCTCCAGTACAAGGTCTCATCAATGCCTTTAATTTAGTCGTTGATGCGGCTAAAAAAGTCTGGACTTGGTTAAGCAAGGTTGATGAAAAAATTAGAGGATTTGGAGGCAAAGCTTGGGGTGCGGTTAAAGGAGCTTTAGGTTTCCAATCTGGCGGCATTATGCCCTACGAAGGATTGGCTTATCTTCATAAAGGCGAGAGAGTAACGCCTTCAGAGTTCGTTACCAATGATAATGCAGTTACGGTCAATTTTTATGGCAATATTAACAACACGGCCGATAAATCTTTAGATGATATTGGAGCGAGAATCGGAAGGCAAATATCTCTCAGCAGACAGGGGGCGGCCTAATGAATATCCAAATAAACACTTTTAACTTATCAGGCAATCAGATTGTAACGGGAGTCAGATTAGACGAATCAACTCCCCAAGAACTTAACTTGATGAGATTGGCCAGAGAAGACGGAGCTAAACTTATATCCTCAACTTATGCTCCCAAAGAAATTACAATCTCAGGCATTATCAAAGGAACTTCAAGATCGGATTTAGAGACCAATATTGATACCTTCAAAAAAAACACAATGATTACCGAAGGCGATTTAGATGTTGATTACGAGGTGGGTTATAGGAGATGGACGGTTGATTGCTCTGGATGCATTGTAACCAGAGAACACCATAATATTAGCACGGCGGCTTTTGAGTTAAAATATGTCGCTTCTGATCCGCCTTTTGCAGAAGAAATTGACAGTATAGCTGGCAATCCCAAAATGAATGGGATTTACTCGGTTGATATGATTACGGCGAATATCTGCACGGCCGATTTAGATCTTGGCGGGACAGCTAAACCTAAACCAAAATTAGATATTTTTATAGATGCGGCTGGCAATCTTAACAATGTATCGGTCAAAAACAATACTACCAATACCCAAATGGACATTACAACAGCTTGGGGAAGTGGTGATGCACTTGAGATAAACACAAATTCAAGGATAGTGCAAAAAAACTCTTCAAATGTTGAATATGAAGGCATATTTCCTGAGTTTAATTTAGGCGACAATGATATAGATATAAACTTTACAAGTATTGGCAATCCGAACCAAGAACAGGCTATCTATAATTCCGATGCGGATATAAATTCAAATTGGGTTGCGGAAGCCCAATCTTTTCAGATCACTCCTACATCAAATTATAGCCAAATTGATTTGCTTTTAAAAAAGGCATCATCATTTGATTATGATGAATGGTTAGAGACTTTTAGTGCGACAACTTATAAGGATGTTGCCAATACGACTGCTAATTGGGAAACTGCCAATAGTGAATTAAAGTTTGGTTATTCTGGGTCTTCAATTGTTGATAGTTATAGCGAGAGTAATTATACAGATGATACATATATGGCAAGGCTTGGTGCTGGTGGAATAAATTATGTTGCTCAATCTTTTATTGGGAATGGAAAGACATTAAACTCTGCAAAATTTTATCTTAAAAAATATGGTAGCCCGACAGGCACTATGGTTGCTTATTTATGGGCGCATGCTGGGACATATGGACTTGATGGTTATCCAATTGCGCCACTTTATGCAACATCCAACAGTCTTGATGTTTCAACCTTAACAACAAATTCTCAATTAATAGAATTTACTTTTTCATCTAATTTTAAATTGGTTAATGGCGTCAAATATATGATTGGGATTGGATATATGACTGGTGGTGGTGGTGCAAATTATGTTTTAGCTGGATATGATACTTCCCCATCACATGCTGGGAATGGGGCTTATTATAATAATGGCGCATGGTATCCAGATCAAACTATTGATTACATTTTTTATGTTTATGGCAAAAATTATGACACGACTGCCAATGTTGGTCAATCTTTAGGTTTTGATACGGGGAAAACATCTAATACTTTTGTGAGTGGGACTCAATCAGTTACCTTAAATGGTGGCACTTCCACTCTTGAGTTCTCTGATAGCGCGGATAATTCTTCTTGGAGTTCCTGGACGACTGATATCACAACCCTATCTCGACGGTATATAAGATTTAGAATAACTCTAACTGGAACAACTACTGCTTCACCTCTTGTTGATTATGTCACTATAAATTGGGTTGGAAATATAGAAGTGAATATTTGCAGCGATACCGCTGGAGCGCCAGGGGCAATTCTTTCCATCGTTTATATTCCTTATACAAGTATAGGCACTTCTTATGGTTGGGCTTCGGTATCTATGAGCGTGAACTTAACCGCAGCAACTAATTATTGGGTTTGGATAAGACCATCCTCAACAAATGCTACAGCACGAACTTTTTATTGGGCATATCAGAATACCAATATTTATGCCAGTGGTTTAAGAGCAAGAAAAACTTCAAGTGGCGGATCTTGGACTACATATTCAACCAATGATCATGCTTTTAAAGTTTATATTGATGAATCGCCTTCTTGGGAAATTAGCGCTAGAATTGAATATCAAAAGAAGTATCTATGAAAAAATACACTTATAAAGTTTATAAATCAAATGGAAATTACATCACCTCTTGGGCTGATGCTTCTTTTGATGGGTTTAAAAAAACAATCAACGGAGGTCTTGGGGAGTGCAAGATAAAATTAGCCAGACAATTTGATGATTTCGGCGAAAATGATGATGTCAAACTAAATAATAAGATTGAAATAATCTGCTCTGATGGCGATACGCCTTCGACTGGTATGAAAATATATTCAGGCTTTATATCAAACTATACGCCCTATATTGACGGAAATTCTGAAGGGGTTGAGATTACTCTGTTGGGTTATGTTTCTAAATTAGGAACTTCGATTCTTAAAAACAGCACGCAGATTGAGTTAAAAACCGACACGGCGGCGGGACTGACGACTGGGGCAACCGCTTCGGCGGCTGAGGCAAGAGATGTGGTCACGGCGATAATAGACAGATACCAGACCGAAGCCAAAAATCCGATAATCAACTATTCAACAACCTCAACTGAAGATTCGGGCAATACTTTCACTTATACTTTCAATGCCAAAAAATACAATGAAGCCTTAGATATATGTCGAGAATACGCACCTTCTAATTGGTGGTGGTATGTCGGGGCGGATAATGTCTTAAAGTTCAAGCCAAAGCCAAATTTAGCCGATCATAAATTTGTTTTTGGCAAGCATTTTAAAGCCATCAAAGTTGAAAAGAATATGGAAAATGTGGTTAATCGGGTTTTGTTTTCTTCTGGCGACAATCCTGACACTCAAATTCTTAAGATTTATTCCGACACCGATTCCTCTGACTTATATGATGATAGATGGGAAGTGGTGACTGATAATCGGGTTTCGGTTTCGGAAACAGCCGATAACGCTGGAGAATCAACTTTGGCTGAAAAGAAAAATGCCGATGTCAAAACCACTATCGAGATATTAGACAATAATGGCAACCCCAATGGATATGATATTGAATCCATAAATCCGGGGGATACTTGCAAGTTTTTAAATCTCAACACAATTACTTCTCAGACCTTTTCGGGCAATATGGTGATTCGTTCAGTTGATTATACGCCCGATAAGGTTGTGATAGAAATTGAATCATTAAGCGTTTCGGCTGGCAAAGAGATTGTGGACAATAAGAAAAAAATTGAAGCAGGCGAAGCGACTGGCAGAGCGACAAGTTATGATACCGATACTGACAAATGGATCGCACCGACCTTGATTAATTCTTGGGTTAATTTGGGCGGCGCTTACAGCCCCGCTGGTTATACAAAAGACAATTTGGGTTTTGTGCATTTAAGGGGATTGATTAAAGACGGGGCAGTTAGCCAAAATGCTTTTGTTTTGCCTGCTGGATACAGGCCGCCGTATAGGTTGATGTTTGCGGTAGTTTCGGGTGGAGTATTGGGGGTATTGGAGATATTAGCAAATGGCGGTGCGTTGATTTCGACTGGTAGTAATGCATATTTTTCATTTGACGGAATAACATTTAAAACATAGGAGAACTATGAGTTTTTTAGACTTTTTTAGACTAAAACCAAAAGAAAAATTAATCAGTTCAGACCCAGACCCTCAATGGAAAACAATTTCTTTGAGCGGATTTGGTTTGCCTGAAAAATCAGCTACTTTATTAGAAGAGTATATTAGTTGGACTTATGCTAATATTTCGGCAATCGCTGAATCAGTGGCCGATATTGATTTTGAACTTTATAAGGTTAAGGGCGAAGATGTTGATGAGGTAAAAGAACATTCAGTTTTGGAACTCTTGCACAGACCTAACGCTGAAATGACCAAAAGAGAGTTTCTTTATCTTTTGCAAACTTATCGTCTTTTGACTGGCGAAAGCCCGATTAGAATTAGACGAGTTGGCAACGAAATAAAAGAACTCTGGCCGTTGAATCCTCTAAAACTAACCCCGATAATCGGCAAAACGGCTGATGGTTTTGAGATGATTGTAAGGTTTGATTACACAGATGAAATGAATGGACAGATTAACAAAATCGAACTCAAACCCAATGAAGTGATCTATATCCAAAATATGAATCCCAAGAATATCTGGCGGGGATATGGCGTAGTCGAGGCGGCTCAGGGCTCAATAGATACGATGCATTATTCGGAGTTGTTTAATCAGACATTCTTTAAGAATTCGGCCGTGCCTTATACCGTACTCTATACCGACCAAAAGTTGAATGCGGATATTATTGACAGATTAAAAAATGCATGGGATGCGAACTACAAAGGGCCAGCCAATGCTTTCAAGACCGCTATTTTAGAAGCTGGGCTAAAAGTTGAAAAATTACAACAGACCTCTAAGGATATGGACTTTATTGAACAGCAAAAATTCTTGCGAGACAAACTGATGGCGATGTTCAAAACGACTAAAATCGCACTTGGAATTACGGAGGATGTCAATCGAGCTAATGCCGAGGCTTCCGAATATGTCTTTGCTAAGAATTGCGTCAGACCGAAAATGGCTCAATTTGTGGAATCTTTTAATGAGTTCTTATTGCCGTTATTTGATGATTCGGAAGATTTGTTTTTGGATTTTGTTGATCCTGTGCCAAAAGACAGAACCGTAAAAATCGCCGAATATACAGCCGCTGTTGATAAATGGATGACTAAGAACGAAATTAGAGACGAAGAAGGTTTGCCGCCACTTGAAGGTGGAGATGAAATCTGGCAACCCCTGATGTTAACCACGATGTCAAACCCGACGCCAAATACGCCTGAAGTCCAAACTGAACCCAAACCAACAGAACAACAAGAAGAAAAACCGACTGAAGAAAAACCGACTGAAGAATCAGAAGAAATTGAAACTCTCGGTTATCGGGTTTTGAAAGTTAAAGGTAAAAAGAAACTCCCATCCAACCTAAAAGAAAAAGTCATCGCCTTGAAAAACAGAAATATCAGAATAAAACAAATGCGGGAGGATTTAAAGGAAGAGATTAAGAAAATCTTAAAATCCAAAATCAAACCTAAACCAGTCTTTAAGAATGAACCCAAATACAAAGATATGAGAACCAAATCTGATACTGATTTGTATGTGAAATCTTTACTTTCCAATTCCGACAAGCTGGAAAAAGAGATGAATGATGCAATGAAGTGGAAATACTTTCAACCCCAGATGGAGGAAATAATGAGAAAACTTGATAAAGGAACTAAATTTATCCTGACAAAGAATATTGAGAAGAAAATCGGTAAAGAGTTTATGTGGGATCAAGGCAAATATTTAACTCTAGGAATTGATCTCTTAACCCCGATCCTCAAAAAAACCCTCCTAATTCAAGGAACTGAAGCGATGCTGACTGTAAAGCCTGAAATAACTTATTATTTGCTTGATGCGGCCAGAAAATACCTCAATTTAAAACCCAAAAAAGTCTCCAAAACCGTAACTTCCACCGCCTATGACAAAATTAGAAAATCCCTTGCTGAAGGAATCAAGAATGGTGAAAGCATTGCCCAATTAAAGGACAGAGTTATCGGAGGGTATAAATCATTAGAGATTTACCAAGCCGAAACTATTGCTAAAACTGAGGTTTCAAGAGCGACTAATTTTGCGGCAATTGATGCTTTCAAACAATCAGGCGTAGTAGAGGGTAAGGAATGGATTGTGACGCCTGATGATAGATTGTGCGAGTTCTGTGCTTCAATGGAATCAGAATATAATGCTCAAGCCAGATTGGATGATACTTACTTTAAAGTTGGCGATTCGGTTAATGGTATTGATGGCGGGGTTATGTCGATTGAATTTGACAATATTGAATCTCCGCCCCTACATTGTAATTGCCGTTGTGTTCTCAAGTCAGTGGAAAAATTAGTCGAAAAAATTGAAAAAAAGCAAAAGCCGAAATCTAAACCAAAAAGAGATAAACTTCTCGATGAAGTTGAAAGAGAATTGAATGGAATCAAACGAAGAACAATTAAAAAATCTAAAAAGAAAACTGCTCGAAAAACGAAATAAACTGGAGGCAATGCTTTTTGAACTTCGGGAATTGAATCAGAAATATCGAAAACCTGATAATTCTGAGATTGTTCGGTTATTGGAAAGTTTAGGAGATAAGATTGAGGCTTTAGAAATGAAACCTGAAATCAGGGTGGAATCCAAAGAAGTTCGACCCATTGTAAAATCGCCGAAGGTTAAGGTTGAAGTCAATCAAGAAAAAGTAATTAGAGAAATCAAGCTCCTGAAAGAAAAGATAAATTCTAAATCCGCCCTGCAAACTAATAAACTTATCTCTGATCTTATAAAAAAAGTTGAAACTTTAGAACTGAAACCAGAAATTAAAGTTGAAAGTAAAGAAGTCAAAGTTGAACCGATTTTTGATCCCTATATTGAGGTTAAGCCCGCCGATGTAAAAGTAGAAAAGACAGATGTTAAAAATCCAATAAATTGGCTTTTAAAATCAATTGAGACACTTTTTGCTCCTTTTATTTTAAAGGTTTCTGGATTTATAAATCGGGTATCAAAATACATTAAAGAACCAGATAAGATTGTGGTGACCGATCGGGATATTACTGAATTCTATGGTGATAAAAAAGTGATTTATAGAATCAATGATGATGGCAGAAAAATGGAGATAGAGAGAGATGAATCTTAAGCGAATCTCAAATCATATTAAGGAACATAAAGTTCTTGGTGTTGATAAAAAAATACGCCAAGCAATGTTTAAGTCTGATGGTGGCGGCGTCGCAGGTGGGGTTGGTGTAGAAGTCGATCCTATATTTACTGCTTGGCTTGCTGGGCCTCCAAATGTCTCGGTATTTACCAATGATGCGGGTTATCTTACAGTCGAAACCGATCCTATTGTTGGTGCTATCAACGGACTTGTCAAAGCCGATGGTGGGGGGAATATCGCCGTCGCCGTCGCCGACACCGACTATCTCCTTCCTGCAACTGGTAACCTCCGATACCCCCTAAGAACCGAGTGGTTGCAAAATGGCTTTCCGAACAGGACAGCTTCAAGTTTGGCTTGGTCTGATGCCAACAGGAGATTGACCATCAATCCTACTGGTGTCTCATTTGATTATTTTGTCCAAGGCGTCAAATATACCGTGGCTACTTCTGATGTTGTTAATGTCAATTATGTTGATATTGCCGATACGGAAGGGTTACACATATTCTATTACGACGGTGCAGTGCTTACTACCATAGCCAACCCCACAGATGCTCAGATTGAAACCGCCACGCTGACTAAATGTCTCGTAGCCTATGTTTATTGGGATGCAGATAATAATTTAGGCGAACTGATAGAAGAACGACACGGATTGAGTATCAGTCCTTATTCACACAGACTACATCATTTTACTGAAGGAACTATGTATTTTGACGGACTGGCTCTGGGCGATTTCGTAATAAGCGATGGGACAGACGACGAGGACGCTCAATTCTCCGTGGCAACAGGACAGATATTTGATGAGGACATTAAATTTACCACAAACGCCATAGGTAAACTAACAGGTCTTGAGGTCTGGTATAGGAATGTGGCACTTGACTGGCGAAAAGATACGCAAGCTGGATTTTCGGTTCTCAACGCTGGTGGTGGGAGAGTATATTATGATAATGCTGGAACTCTTACTGAAGTAACTGACGGAAATTGGGTTTTGTATCATATATTTGCTACAAGTAATGCTGATTTGAACCCAATATCTATAATGGGACAGGCACAATATGCTAAGTTAAAAGACGCAAGAATTGGAGCTACGACAGAGATTAATTCTCTTTTATTAGGAGCTTTACCATCCAAGGAAATGAAAGCCATTGCTACGGTAATATTCCAAACAGACGATGGTTATGGGAATGCTGTCAAGGCAAGGGTGGTTCAAACAGACGAGGGCGATGATTATGTTGATTGGCGAACAGCACCTCTTTCGCCTTCAGCTCCTGCACAAGATCACGGTAGTTTGGCTGGATTGGCAGACGATGACCATTCTCAATATCATAATGACACTCGTGGAGACCTTCGTTACCAGCCCCTCGACGCTACTCTCACTTCTATCGCCCTTTTAGGCACCGCTGCCGACAAAGGACTTTACACGACAGATGTTGATACTTGGGCGGAGTTTGATTTGACTGCCGCAGGACGAGCTTTACTTGATGACGCCAACGCTGCCGCTCAAATCGCTACTTTAGGATTAGACGCTGATATTGCCACTCTTGCTTTACCTGCCAATACAACGATTTCTGCTTTTGGAGCTTCAATAATAGACGATGCCGCTGCCGCTAATGTAATTGCGACACTCGGACTTGACGCTGATATTGCGACATTATCCTTACCTGCAAGCACGACCATCACTGCCGCCGCTCAAACCATTTTAGATGATGCCAATGTCGGGGCGATAAGAACTACTTTGGGTGTGGGAACAGGGGATAGCCCAACCCTTGCAGCATTGACCTTATCTGGCAATTTAGGATTTAGTAACAATTCAGGAGCCTATATTGTCGAAACAGGAACGGGTTTTATTGCAATAACAAGTAGCGGATCGTATGTTTATCTGCAGTCGGCGGTTAATAATCATATGTATTTTGATGCTGGTGGATATTTCTATTTTAGAGACAGGGATGCGTCTTTGGTGCCGAGAATAACTTTTGACAGCTCTACGGGAAGTATAGCCGCAGAAGGAGGAATGAGAATAGGAGCGGCGACAGGAATACCCGCTACGGCAAATTATTATTCGGCTGATGGCTCGCAGGGTTGGACAGGCACTTTTCTGGATCTTTACGAAGCCACAATTACCGTGAAAAATGGAATTATAACAAATAGGAGTTAGAAAGGAGAATATGAAAACAATTTCATCAGTCAAAATCAGCCAAATCTTTATTGGTTTTCTTAAAGACCCAACAGGTAAAGATGTAATTGATACCAGAGGTGAGGTGCAATTTTTAGATGATTTAGGGAATATTTTTTCAACCAAGACAGTGAGTATTCCCTTAACTGATGCTCAAAAAACAACCGTGACAAACTTTAAGAATAGTTTAGAAACTAAAGCCAAAGAAATAGAAGAAATTTAAGGAGGCAAAATGAACCCAGACATTAGCAAGATGACCGACTTAGAACTTGCCAAACTTCAAGGGCAGGTCTATCAACAACTAATGCAGGCACAGAGCAATTTAATGGTTATCAACAAAGAAATTGAGAAACGAACACCCAAAAAACCAGTAGATAAAAAATAGGAATTATGGAAATTGTAGAGATTATAAAACTCGGTGGACCAGTAGTTGGTGTGGTAGCTATTTTTGCGTGGCTGATTTACAAGTTGGTCTGTAAAATTCTGCCAGTAGCTGACAGGCTTGGACAATCGGTAAGTGCCAATACCAAAGCCACGACAGAGATGCACGAATTCTTACGAAACCTAAATGGCAAATTAAGAAGGGGAATTAAGGCGATTAAAAAAAATGACACCTAAATATTTGATAGTCCATCACACAGTAACTTCCCAAATGAACACCACGCCTAAACAGATTTTAGACGGGGCTTATGCAAGATGGGGAGTCCGTAAGGAATACCACTATCTTATAGGCGGAACGCAAGCCTGGAGGCTCTTAGGGGACTCTGAAGAGGGTATTCATTGCTATGGACATAATTTTGAATCAATCGGAGTAGCTTTATGCGGGAATTTCGTCAACGACACCCCGACTTATTTTCAACTCTCAACTCTCTCGCAGGAGATTCAACGCTTAAAATCAAAGTTTCCCAATATACAGGTCATCGGACACAAAGACTTAAACGCTACTGTGTGTCCTGGGCCTAATCTTTATAAATTAAAACCCTGGGAGGAAGATATGAAATTCGACAACCAAGAACTTTTATCAATTAACGGCGTCGTGCTTTACAATGTTAAGCCTTCGGAGCTGGGAAGCGGGAATCGAATCATCGAACTTGTCGGCAAGGATACCTACATAGATTCAGCAGGCGTTCAATTCGCCAAGATTAAATCTATGGAAGCCCGCAACAAAATGAACTTTAGCCCGACCCCGATTCCTTTTGACTGCAACCAACAAGTCAAGGATTTACAAACTAAAATAGACAAGGCAAAAGCGGATTTAGCCTAAAGGGGTTTATGGATAACTGCGACCCGTGTTTTATAAAATCGTGCAAAAACTGCACTTATAGAAGGAAAAAAATGAGAAACCCTTTCACATATGTGACTATTGTTTGGATATTTATTGCTTTAGCTTTTATCGGCTTAGTTTACTATCTGGGTTTTGCAGATATAACGAACCTTAACTAAGGAGAACCCCCGTGCAAGCCAGAGACTGCAAGTGGTTTGTGATGACTTTTTGGAATGCTTGGTGTGCCAAGAAAATCGAGAAAAACAGAATAGTCCGATGCGATATAGACTGCATCATATTCAGAAGAATCGGCGAACCAGAGAAGCCAGACTGCCCTGACTACGAGAGGAGGAAGCTATGATTCAGATGGACAACGAATTCACCTTCAACGCCAAAGACTACAAGATTCACCTTGCCAAAGGCTCTGACGGCTGCTACTACCTCATCATCGACGGCGAGAAGAAAGACGCCTACAATCTCGGCACCAACCATCGCAAAGCCAAATCCAAATACTTCGGAATTCTGAGAAAGGCGGTGCAATGAAGTACCGAAATGGCTCGTCGTAGAGCAAGGAGGTAACCTGCAAGGGGGCTTATGGTATGGGACATAATGTCTCAATGGTGCTTTGCACCGTAACTACCTTTTAAGTCCCCTTGCCCCCTTAAACCTGCGACCAAGTCAAGTAAAGGAGTTTAGTATGTCAGAAGTATTAGAAGTATCAAAGTGTCAAGAAAAAGTATCCAATATCAGATGTGAGTTAGTGAGTGGTGATAATATCAGTCATTTAGAAGGCAAAATTAAAACCCTAATTGATGGTTTGGGACTTTCAGAGAAACAAGAAAAAGCTGCCAAAGATTTAACTCAAACTATTTTGTGGGATTGGTTTAACTACATTACCGACCATTACTTAGACAACTTAAAAGAGAAAATAGATTGGTATTACGAAAACAAAATTAAAAAAGATAAATATTATCAAAGATAAATAATCTGTCTTGGTCGCAGCTTTGAGGGAATATGGATTTAGATAAATTAGTAAGACTATGGCCATATATTCTGTTTTTAACAGTAGTTATAGGGATAATTTTATTAAGTAGGAATAAGCTCGAATGAAAGTATTGAATTTATATGCAGGAATCGGTGGCAATAGAAAACTTTGGACAGGTGTTGAAGTCATCGCAGTTGAAAATAACCCAGACATCGCCAAGATTTACCAAGATTTTTTCCCAAATGATAAGGTAGTTGTCGCAGATGCCCACCAGTATTTATTAGACCATTTCAAAGAATTTGATTTTATCTGGAGTTCCCCGCCTTGTCCGACACATTCAGTAACTAACCACTTTCTATTCGCACAAGGCAATATAAGATACCCCGATATGAGCTTATGGCAAGAGATAGTATTTTTACAAAAATGGTTTAAGGGAAAATGGGTGGTTGAAAATGTCAAAAGCTACTACCCGCCACTATATCCCCCTAAACTATTAGACAGGCATTACTTTTGGAGCAATTTCGACATTTCAGATTTCAAGGTTAAAAGGAATTTCAATATCTGCAAGGCAAGAGCTTCTACAAGAAAAAACCAAGAAGAAGATGTAAGGGAATTAGAAACATATCACCAAATTAAACTTCCCCCAAATGCAAAAAACCAAAGATTGTTATTAAGAAATTGTGTTTATCCACCACTGGGATTACATATATTCAAAGAAGCATTTAGGGATAATTTTATTAAGTAAAAATCGTCTTCAATGACGAGAAAGGCACTTATGAACGAAGCATCTGTAGGTGCGGCTATCGTAGCCATCGTGCAAGCCATCAAGTATGCCTTACCAGATAAGGTATCTGGTATCATCACCATCGGAGTCGCAGCGGTATTAGGAATCTTGGCTGGATTGGCAGGATTAGCTGGTTTAGACTGGATTAGTGGATTAGCGGTTGG